GGAAGTCAACGTCCGTGTCGCCTTGTTGCATCGGCCCACGCTGGGTGATGCGATGTAAGGGCGCTAAGCCGAAGCCTTGGTCGCCGAGGTAGTTATAGATTAATCCTGACGTGGCGTCGTAGCCGTTGAGGTTAAACGTCGTCCCGTTGACGGCGTAGGTAATTTCGTAGGTCATGCCATGCCTCCGGCGAGTAATTGCATCGCCCGTAAGTCTTGACTAATGGATGACTCAGACTGCGCCGTTTGATACGATGCCGACAAGTAGTAATTCTGTGTCGTCTGATTGACGGCGCCGACCGCTGAGCCACTGACTGCGCCAATCGCTCCGGTGACATCGGGGATACCCCGCATGATACCCGCCGCCATGCCTGCGCTCATCTGATATCCGACTTGGTCTGCAAAGGCTTTCGACGGTGACGCAATGCCGAGTAGTTTCATCGCTGCATCAAGCGCAGATTGGGCGGCGCTTCGTGCGGCGTTGGTAATTGCAGTGACGCCGTTTTGTATGCCCTTGGCGATGCCGTTGGCAATGGCCGAGCCGATGCTGAGCGCTTGGTTTGCGAGACTGACCATCATCGTCCCGACGGCGATAAGCACTGCTTGTACCATGCCTTGCACGGCGTTGTTGACCGTGGTTGCAAAGGCGGTCACGGCGTTCTTCACCGTCTCAAATGCGCCCACGGTGTCCCCTTTGAGCGCTTGGCTGATTGCGGTGAGTACGCCGATGACGAGGTCTTGCAACGGCTTCATCATCGTCATCCACATGCTAATCGCTGATTGTATATATGGCCAGACGACGGTGAATGTGTCATACATCGCTTGCCACTGAATCCGCATGCCGTTGATGGCGATGGCCAACACACTGACGATAATGTCGGCAAGTAGCCCAAAGATAGTCGTCACCGCTTGGAGCTGGGCTTGGGTTTCCGGCGATGCGACTTGGGCAACGATGCCGTTATAGAGTGCCTTGAGGATCGGCGCCGCCGTTGCACCAAGCTCACTCAGTGCCGACGTAATCGGCGCAATGAATCCTAAGAATGAGTTGAGCCCAGCGCCGATACCGTCAAGTCCGCTTTGCCAATCGGTGCCGTAGATGAAGTCATACAAGGCGTCATTGATTGCGCCGAGGTCTTGCATGACTGCGTCCCAGTTGACGCCGTCAATGAATTCGATAAACACGTTGACGAGGTCTTGCACTGCGGGTACAAGCGTCTCCTGCGCAAAGCTACCAAAGCGCATGAGTACGGGCATGAGTGACTCGCCAAGACTTTGCTGGACGTCGGCGAATTGCTCAGCGAGGACAATCTGTTGCCCAGCGAAGGTATTGACGGCGGCGGCAGCTGAGCCACCAAACTCTCTACTTAGTTCATTGAGGATGATTTGCTGTGCGCCTGCGACGTCACCGACGGCGACCATGCTTTCAATCAGCGCCTTCTGGTCGTCGTTAAACGTCACGCCGACACGGCTCAGGGCACTGATTCCGGCGATGGGGTCATTGAGCGCCTTGCCGACTTGTATCGCCGAGCTTTGCAGGTCGGTGCCCATGGCTTGGCTAATATCAAGGATTGCCTGCGTCGCCCCTTGAAAGGACGTGCCTTTGATTTCGGTAAACGTCGCCAGCACGTTGGTCGCACCAAGGATGGCATCGTCGCTGAATATCGACGCGCCTGCGGTAGCGCTCATCTCTTGCGCCATGGTGGCGAATTGCGCTGTTGTAAACCCCGCCGCTTGCCCCGTTGATTTGACGACGGCTTCGGTCTGGGCGATGACCGAGTTCCACGCCGACGCCTCGGCGATTGAGCCGGCGATAAAGTCGCCGACCTTACTCAGGGCTACGCCGGCGACGTTGACCGCAGCGGCGCCAATCGCCATGAAAGCGCCGGTGGCGATGGTTTGCAGGGCACTGAATCCGCTCCCGCTTGACTTCGCCTTGGCGCCAACATTGTCGACGGCGTTGCCTGCGGCGTCGGCGGCTTTGCTGACTTGGTCGTCACCGATAAAACGTATAACGACGGTTTCTTCGGCCATGAGTTACTTCTTCCTTTTGCTCACTTCGGACTCAATGCTAATCATCTCAAGATGTTGTTGGATGATGTGCCACGGAGGAAGCTGGCTTGGTGGGCAGTGGTAGATATCGCGACAACACAGAAGCTCGATGTACTCCAGCGGTGCGGGGCTGTGTGTCCAAAGATGTGCCCGCACTGCCGTCATTAGTTTCCCGAGTCGGTGCCGGAGAGTTTCTTAGTTAAGGCTTCGGTGATGAGCTTGAGGTGACGTGCGGGCAAGTCTTCGACCTTGCGTCCGTCGTCCGTCACGACGCATTTTTCAAGGATCGGTAGCATTGACTCAATGTCGCCACTGGGCCCGACTTTGGATAGCGTCATCATGTCACGGATAGTCAAGCGGTCTGCGTCGATGGTGTACATAGGGGGACATCTCCTATTACGGACATCGTAAAGAGTGGCGAGGCGCACGGATGTCCGACGTGCGCCCTGCCCGATAAGTTAGGTGTTGGCGGTGTACGTGATGCCGGGTGCCCGCACCGTGAAGCTGACCATAAGCGGGCCAGCGCTTGAGGCGTCGATGGGTGGGTAGTCCATTGCGGTGATGTAGCCGACGGTCTTGGTTTCGTATTGGTCGGCACCCGAAGCGGCGCCAAGGGGCAACCACTTGAGTTGTGTTGCCGTGCGGGCTTCAAACAATGCACGCACTGATTGAAAGGCTTCGGCTGCGGTCTCGGTATACAGAATATTTACCTTGACTTCGACGGGTTCGTACTTGCCGACCGTGGTCAGTGCAAAGTTGCCATCGAAGGTATACGCTTCGCCCGTCACGACGGTGGCGGTGGTGACGTCGATTGACTGCGATGAGCCGGAGATATCGACGTAGGCTGCGCTTACGTAGATGGAGACGGTGGCCGCCGCTCCGGTGACTGCGCCGGTTGTTTGTGGCATGGAGTCCTCCTATTGGATGATTTCGGTAATGGTCAGGGTTGCGGTGACGGCGTCGTAATATCTGCCCGATCCCTGTGGCCACTCAAGCACCGTCGCTCTGAGCGAAGCGTTGCTCAGTACCCACGTCGGGGCGATGAGTTGGCGTAGTGCATCGTGGTAGGCGGCGAGGTAGCCTTCGAGGCTTCCGGCGATGTCACTGAGCCCAAGCCCAAGCCCTGCCGCACGAAGGAGGGCGACGTCTTGCACCGTCCACTCCGCTTGCATGACGTGACCCGCACCGCCCAGCGTCGTTGTCCGTGTCCGAGCCGAAGCGAGGCCGATGGCGTTGACGATGCGGGTCGGTACGTCGGCGTCGTCCACTTGGTCTTTGAGCGTGGTGCCACGAAGGACGGGCATAGAGTAGCCGGTGATTGACAGCGCACAGACGGCGCCGATTATCGTCGTGAGTTGTGAGCCCATACTATGACCGCCTTCGGTACGGCTTAAGCAATGCTTCGATATCGCGTGACATCGCCGAGGTCACGATGGTTGACCCGTCGGCGCTGATGATGCTGTTGCCAAGGTCAGGCGAGCCGTCCCGTTGGCGATACATCTGCGAAGCGAGGCGTAGCGTTGCCTGTACGATGTTCGCCGGTGCGGTCAACGAGTAGCCCCAGCGTCCGACGATGGAGACGCTGGCTTCAGGGGTATCGGTGTATTTCCAGACGTAGCCCGATGATTCCTTGATGCGCACTGCCCACGCTGGAGTCCGATTGGGTGAGAGTAGCACGACGGAGCCCGTGGGCACTGCGCTGCCGTCGCCGTTGGTTATCGAGGTGATGGAGATGAGGTCGTAGTCCGTGCCGAGGGTGTACTCGTCGATGAGGTCGCCGTATAGTCCCGAGCCGAGCCATTGCGTGTTTACAATCGGCGTGAATTTCCGTGTGGTATCTGCCGATGCCTCAAATACTCGGTTGGTGTAGCTTTCGACGGTGGCTTGGGCACGGTCGATACACAGCGACAGCAGGGTGTCATCAGTGGACGCCGTAATGCCCATGTAACTCTTGAGCAGTGCTGTCGTAGTGTATGCCACGCTATACCACCCGCTTTTTCTTCGGTGCTTCGGTTGGTGCTTGGTCTTCCAGTGCGACCGCTGAGCCTTGACTAATCAGCACTGCGGCGGCCTCTGGGGTGGTTTCGTAGATATCGCCGGGCTCATAGACGACGTGTTCATTGCCGACGCTATGGACGAGGCGGTGAATCATTTGTACTTGCATAGGACATCCTTTGTGGTGTGAGGCGACGCCGAAGCGCCGCCCCGCTTGATATTGCTTAGGTGTTTACGCCGATTGCGAAGGCTTCGGGCTGGGTGACGTCGCCACCGTAGCGCCATGAGGCGACGATGTACGTGATGCCCTTGCGAACATCGCGCCAGCGGTCAATTTGCACGCCCGAGGTGCGCTCACAAAATGCGTAGTAGTTGAAGTTACCGAAGTACAAGGGCTTGACACCGGTCGCCCCGATGGCCGATGCGGATTCGCTCAATGCCACACGCCAGCCCTCGGCGTAACGGATGCCCGCTTCGATGGCGGTGATGCGGTTGTAGTTGGTGAGGTCGAGGGTACGGAGTGCGCCCCATGACGAATTGCGCATAATCCAGCCGGTTTGCCCGTTTTGCAAGTAGTTGCCATTGACGGCGGTACTTACGGCGATGACTTGGGCGTTGGTGACTGCGCTGGCGCCAAGATTGACCGTGTTTGTTACGCGGGTTACAAGTCCATAGGGCTGGCTTGAGCCGGTGCCTAAGATGATGTAGCTATTGGCGGAGACGGCCATGGCGCGGGCGATTTCGACCTGCATGAATTGTTCGAGGTTGCTCGATGAGTCCGCCAAGAGTTCGTCAGTGACGGCGAATTCAAGGGTGTCTTTGTAGAGTTGGATGGTGCGGCTGTTGGCGAGGTTGGGTTCCGATGCCGTAGCGGTGACACCTTCGGCGACGATCCCAGCGGTCGCTTTGGTCGACTGTGCGGGCATGATGTGTTTCCAAGATTCCGTGGTCACCCGGGTGAAGGCGAATTGACCGAGCAAGCTCATGTCGTCACGCTTTGCGGTGATTTCACGGTTGACCGTGGTGGGCACGGTGAATCCGCCGTCGTTGTTGGTGCCTTCGTTCAACGTCTTAAAGGCATGGTTCTTGGCGTTGCTCAGGACGTTGAGTTCGCTGTTGTCGGCGGTGCCACGGACGTAGCTCTTATAAGCCCGCTCGTAGTCACGTGAGGCGAAGGCGTCGGTGTCGTTGTCCATGGCAATGCTTTTCACGGCTGGAGCAGGGGCGACGATGGTGCCACCGTTGACGGGTTCGCCGGCGACGTTTTTGAGTGCGGTCACGACGGCGTCTTGCACGATTTGGTTGATGTTTTCCACAGTAGTTCCTTTGAGTGATAAAGATGGTTGGGTGTTATCGCTAGGGCTCAACGTCGCCGTCGCAGTGCGCACGGTGTCGTCCTGAGTTGCCTTCACTTCGGTAAGTGTCCGGGGTTCCGCCGGAGTTGGGGTCAGGGATATTTCGCCGAC